GACTTTGAAATCAGTCCAGACGGAGGAGCGATCTCAAATGAGATTTATATTAATCAGCGTAATTAGTTTGTTGTTTTATTTGACTCCGGCTAATGCTGACCTATACTATGACACCTATCAGGGAACGGGTGCCTACCCTAGTTTCCCAGGCAATGGTGGTAGTTTAACCTATGGCACAAAATTAAGTTCAGGCACGGTAAGTCAATTGAACTACAACTGGGGATCGGGTTATGTGTTGGACTCGGGTAGAAACGAAACGGTTATTGTCCATTTCTACGGATACATCACCATACCAGGCACGGGTAGCCAGGACATACAATTCTATCTGCGAGCGGATGATGGCGTGTATATGAAGTTGGATGACACCGTGGTGATCAATGACTGGCAAGAACAGGCCGACGGCACTTGGAACTATGTTTCAACGGATCAAACACTCACGGGTGGTGAAACCTATTATATCGATATGTGGTGGTATGAGAACGGTGGTGGTGCTGTGGTTCAACTGCATTGGGACCAAACAGGATCTGTTGCTCTTGTACCTGCTTCAACATATTCCACAACTGCACCCACTCCTACTTCTTCAATATCATCAGCACAGACACAGGCAAGGACAGATGCCAGAGGTATCACAACCAACGGCAATCAGATTTACATCACACAATCTGGAGACAATCTAGATTTAGATATTGTACAATACGACAACGACAATCTTGTGGCAGGTACAACTTCTACCAGCAGTTCATTGGTGGCTGGAGATATCTCAGGCGACAACAACACAGTGTCGATCACACAAGGTAACAACGCAGGATCATTCAGTGACAACAATGTGTTGCTGTTCGATCTCAACGGTGACAGCAACAACATCTCAGTGAGACAGGGTGACAATGTGGATGATGCAGGCGGACACAGAACCAAACTCAAGGTCACTGGCAACTACAACACTATGGGCATCCTACAGGAGAACGATGGCGGCATTGGTAGCAATGGACACTTTATGGATGTGGACGTTAATGGTAACAGCAACACTGCCTACGTGGATCAGAAAGATGATGGTGACAAGATGACATTTTTAGATGTAAATGGTTCCAGCAATAACATAGATATTCTACAACAGGGATCAGGTGAACATTTTGTGGATGTAACTCTGGGCAGTAATCAAACGGTAGATATCACTCAAGACGGATCAGGCAATCACAAAGCCACTGTTGATATGAATGGATACACATCTGGATTGAATCTATCACAGTCAGGCACCACAGATCAGAACTATTATCTCTATCAGAACTGCACCAATCTTAACGGTTGCGGCACCACCACAGTGAATCAGAATTAAGCACTCATTTAAAATAAATACACACATAATGATTAAACAGTTTTTCATCATACTGCTCTTCACCACAGGCGTTTGGGCCAACGATATCTATATGCAACAAACTCCAGAAAATCCTCAAGCAGACAAGCCAGCATTTATAGAAGAAAAACCTGTAACTTCTGAAAAAGAATTGATATCGCCTCCACAAAAAGAATTTTGTTCTGTAATAGCAGGGTGTTATGAAGCTCAGTAAATTTTTCACACATTGGATATTCAGCATTGTTATATTAGCAGTCATAATGTTATGGGGTTATTCTGATCCTTTTGTAAAACAAACAGCCAGACTGAAATCTTTTGATCTTGTGCAAAAATATGACGTACCCACACTGTCGCAAGACATAGCCATTGTGGAGATAGATGAGAAGTCTATATCACAATACGGACAGTGGCCTTGGAAGCGAGATGTGATAGCAGACATCATATGGAGACTGCGTGAAGCAGGTGCAGGAGTTATTGTGTTGCCCATACTGTTTTCAGAAGAAGACAGATTGGGTGGAGATGATGCTTTGGTTCAAGCAATCAAAGACAACGGTGTGGTCATAGCACAGGTAGGAACCACACAAACAAATAAAAATGCTGTGCCGAGAGGTGTTGCTAAAATAGGTGATCCTATGCCTTGGCTGTTTGAATGGCCAGGTATGTTGGGACCAATAGAAACACTAGGTAACACAGCCGCAGGAGTGGGAGTGTTGAACACAGCACCTGAGATTGATGGTGTTGTGAGAAGACTGCCACTGTTGATGCGAGTGGACACAGAAACATATCCCAGCATAGCCATAGAAACAATTCGTGTGGCAGTGGGAGATCCAAGTTACCAGGTTAAAACAGGTGAAGGTGGAATCATAGCACTGCGAGTTCCTCAATACAAAACTATTCAAACAGATGCCAATGCTCGTATATGGTTGCGTTGGAACAAAGAATTCATAACAGTCAGTGCCGTAGACAATTTCAAATCACTGCAAGGTAAAACAGTGATTATAGGAATCACAGCAGAAGGATTGGGCAGTGTGATTGCCACACCCAACGGAGAGAAGTATGCTCATATGTTGCCAGCCACAGCATTACAAACCATCATAAATGGTGACAACATTGTGCGTTTTGATTATGCAACATTTGTTGAGTATGTGGGCACAGCATTAATTGCCTTGATATTAATTTTTGCGGCGGCTTATGCACCTTATTGGTTGATTGGTGGCTTGTTGGTTTTGTTGTACACCAGTTCTGCTTATGGCAGTTACTTTGCTTTCACAAGACATCTTCAATTGTGGGACGTCAGTTGGTTATGGTTGGTCACAATCATAGTTAGTTTCCATGCTGTGTTCAATAGGTTTGTGATAGAGTTCTTTCAAAAGCAACAGATTAAGAAACAGTTTGGAGGATATGCTTCACCAACTGTGGTTGAGATGTTACAGAAAAATCCTGCTCTAATCAAACAAGGTATTAAAAAAGAAGTTTCAATATGCTTCTCGGATCTCAGAGGATTCACTCCATTGGGAGAATCATTTGGTGATGATGTAAAAGGTTTGACCGAAATAATGAATGGTTACATGGATGCTATCACACAACCTGTATTGGATGCTAATGGTATGATCATAAAGTATATCGGTGATGCTTCCATGCACATTCACAATGCTCCTATTGATGATGAAAATCATCCACGCACAGCAGTTCAAACAGGTTTGAATATGTTAAAAGCAGTGAAAGAATTTAATAAAAAAATAACATCACAAGGAAGACCTCCAATTGGCATGGGTGCTGGTATCAATACAGGCTTGGGATATATCGGAGAGATGGGTAGCACACAACGACATTCATATGATGTGTTGGGTGATGCTGTGTCCACCACAGCCAGACTGGAGTCACAGTGCAAGAACTATGGAGTGCTGTTGATAGTTGGACCTGAAACAGTGCGAAGAACTGAAAATGATTTCTTATATTTAAAACTGGATGATTTGGCTGTGAAAGGTAAAACAGTGGGATTAGAAATTTACACAGTGTTGGATCTTAACAAAAACAATTACTCAGCAGAAATTAAAAAACACAATCAGATGCATGAGCTGTATAGAAAACAAGAATTTAAAAAAGCCATTTCTAAATGTAAACTGTTGAAAGAAGACTTTAAAGGTCAAATGAAAGGTTATTATGATATGTGGATTGAAAGATGTGAATTCATGATGACCCAACAACTTCCGAAAGATTGGGATGGCATTTTTAGAGCTACCACAAAATAGTTATTTTTTCTTTTTATTCGATTTTTCTTTTTGTTCAAGAATCATGTTTAACTTTTGAGTTAAACGTATCATGTCATTGTCCAACATTCTCACCCTGTCTATCAGTGCAATCAGTGTTTTGTTGGCTTCACCCAGCACAGGTTTGATTTCTTTGGTTACCCATGTCCACACATAGTAAACAAAGTATCCTAAACCAAATGCGGCAATGATTGGAAATCCAAATTCTTTAATTGCTGTTGCCAGTTCTACTGTCATTAGTCTTTCCTTGCGTCTTCTTTGCCTTCGTTAGCGGCAATGCGATCCACATTGGGTTTGACACCTGTCACGTGTGACAACAACGCATCTATTTTGATCAAGTCGTTGTTCATGGTCTGAACTCTGTTGTCCAGTGCTTGAATGATATTCTTAAGACCATTCACTGATCCTGTCACAGTTGCCAATATGAATTTTAAGATGATGAATATGAATATACCAGATGCCACAGCACCTGCTATTGGAAAACCTACATCTGCTACAAATTGTAAAAAGTTCATTATGTAGGTATTTATCTACTATTAGAACAGGAACGACAGCATCCAAAATAATGTGAGGGTGGGTACTGTACACATCAGTATCAAAGTCTTGTTCTTCTTCCATTTTGATTTGATGGTAGATTTAGACTTTCTGGTAATACCGTATGTGATTTGTTTCCATTCACAATGATTATAAGGCCACATATTTTTTCTTTCTTTTGTACACTCTGGGCCCATAGTCGAAACTATTAGGCCCAAAGGTTGTGTGTTGCTGATTACTTCTTGCTTACGCCGTTGAAGAATGCTTCAGTAAATTTCTGTACATTCTGTTGGTATGCTTTGAAGTTTTCTTGAATTGATTCAGGTTTGACTGATTCCTGAACTTTTTCATTGAACTTCTTCACATTTTCCATAAGCATCTGAGTGTTCTCACCAATTGAAGCACCGTTCGTTACGAACTCATTGAACTTTTGTGCAGTTGCAATGATGTCTTCTGCTTGGATCGATGGATACTTAAATTCAGTTACAATTTGATCACCTTCTTTTCTAACAGATTGTTCGTACTCGTTGTACTTGATTGAGTAATTGAACTCAGCGATTTGTTTCGCAAGTCCTAATAGATCGGCTCTTATTTCGTAGCCATTTCTTGTGTTGTTTGCCATTGTCTTTCTCCTTTGTTTGTGTGTTTGTGTGTTGTTATATTAACAATGTGCTAGTAATATAACATGATTATTTATGTTTGTCAATCAGCAAAATGTATATTATAGGGTTCAATAATAACGATTGACAACCAAAAACAAGTGTGTTAAACTATGAACACTTACTTTATATTCGGGGACATAACGGTAAATAGTAAAAAGCAGAGTAAAACTATGAAAAAACGTACCAGAAGCATACTAGATGAGTTAAGAAATATTGGCAGAGTCAATGATGCAGAGGCCTTTATTGAAACAACAGGCTCTAACATCATCGAAAGTGCTGTGAATCTGCTCAACACCATAAGAGAAAATTACCCAGAAGAACAAGCACAAGAACTTGAAAGACGTTTTTTAAACAGTATCCGCAACAGAGAAGCAAAAAAGTTTCAAGTGGGTGTAAAAAAGATAATTGAAAGCAAAAAGTCAAATGATTCTTAAAGAAGGCGGTAATGTGTTCAAAGATCCTAATGGACAATTAGCCACTCAACGAATTAATCAAGCAGATGTGGCTCCCACACTTGCCTGGTTAGAAAAAATTACAGGATTAGATTTACAAACCAACATGTTAGGCACAACAGGCAAAGCACCTACATCTGGTGACTTGGATGTTGCAGTGGATCAAAATAAGATTTCAAAAGATCAACTGGCAGACAAATTGAATCAATGGGCTATACAAAACAAACAAGATCCTAAACTGTGGGTAAAGAAAAGTGGCATCAGTGTGCATTTTAAAACTCCCATCAGAGGCAGTGCAAAGAACGGATACGTTCAATCAGACTTGATGTTTGGAGATCCTGAATGGATGCGATGGAGTCTTCAAGGTGGCGAGCCTGGATCACCATACAAAGGTGCAGACAGACACGTGATGATGGCATCAATTGCCAAACCACTTGGATACAAATGGAGTCACAAAGCAGGACTGTTAGCAAGAGACACCAACGAACCTATCACAAAAGATCCTAACAAGATTGCTGAACTGTTGTTGGGCAAAGGTGCAACAGCAAATGATTTAAACACTGTGGAAACTATTCATGCAAAAATAAAAGACAGATCAGATTATGATACGTTGGTAGCAGATGTAAAAGATTCATTTGCCAAGATGGGCAAAACGTTGCCAGAGAGTATACATGATCCAATTGGTTGGTACAGAACATTATTAAACAAAATAAAAATATGAGACTGGTAGAATTTAAACAGGTAGACAAAAAGAATTTGATTCTTAAAGAATCAAGAATACAACACGCAGAAGATTTAATTTTCTGGGAAGGTTCTAAAGGAGCCATCAGAGCAATAGAACAATTACAATCATTGAGTCAAAGCACACAGTCATTGACAATCAAATGGGATGGTTCACCTGCTGTGGTGTTTGGAAGAAATCCTAATGGTGAATTTATTTTTACAGACAAGTCAGGTTTTGTAGCAAAAGGGTATGATGGGAGAGCAACCAACTCAGCAGATTTAAAAAGTGCTATCATGGGCAGAGGAAAAGATCCTGCAAAAAGAAAAGCACAGGAACAGTATGCTTCTAAAATGGCTTCAGTGTTTGATGTTATGCAACAAGCAGTACCTGAAAACTTTCAAGGTTATTTTGTTGGAGACATGTTGTATTTTCAAACTCCTAAAAAAGCAGGAAACAATTTTGTATTCAAACCCAATGTGGTAGAATATGCTGTGGACTCTACAAGCGACATGGGACAAAAAATTGGCAACAGCACCGTAGGAGTTGTTGTGCATCACACATTGTCTGAGGATGGAAAAATATTACCCATTAAAGATTTAGATATTATTCAAGGCAGTGTGTTGGCAATACCACCCACAACACTGAATAAAAAAGATCCTATTCAAGTTAAAGGTGTAGATCAATTGAAATCAATAGTGAACAACAGTGGAGCAGAAATAGACACCCTGTTGAACAAAAATAAAATAGCAGAAATGAAATTAACAGATTTACCTAATATTTTGTACACTTATACCAACAGCAAAGTGGACACAGGATTAAACAGATTGGGAGATGATTTTCTTAAATGGTTGGCGGCAAGTGCGGTGAGTCAACCCAAAAGAATCAAAATTAAAGAATATGTAAAAGCAAACGTACAAGCATTCAGCAAACTATGGTTTTTGGTTGGCGGAATAATGAAAGTTAAAGATTCAATCATCAATCAATTGGATCAGGCTCAAGGAGATATCACAGCAACAATCAACGGCAAACCAGGCGGTGAAGGCTATGTGTTGGGTTCACCTGAAGGTAATATTAAATTAGTGAAACGTTCTGGCTTCAGTAAAGCCAACAGAGCGATAAATAGATAGGGAGAACAATATGAAAGCAAAAGAATTTATTAGAGAATTTAGAGACATAGATCCAGCAGATGATCCAAATTCAGGAATGGATAGAGAATTCAAACAGGATTCTATATTCAATCAATTGGGGAAAATA